TTCCATTTCGTATCTCTTGTTTACTGTAGTTGCAATTTCTTTGCATACAGGATCAACATCAACACTTACAACTTTCTTAATACCTATTTCACTGTTGAATAGCATACTTGCTAACAATCCATTCCAACCTCCATGTATAACAATTTCAGCATTTCGGATCATTTTGTTTTTTTCAGCGACAGTTTCAATCAACCATAACTTGGATTGTATTTGACCACCCCAGAAAGTTTCTAATGTACGATCTTTATCTTCGCTATTGCGAATTGCGTCCATCCAGAACTTAATATCTTGAATATCAATTTTCATTTCTAATCTTACTATTATATTTAACTGCTTCTTCAAGCAGTGAAAGTTCAGTATTATATCCTTTTGCTTGATGTAAGAACGCATCTACGTCTTTAGGAAAACAATGCCCACCAAATCCACGTTCTTTTGTTACATTAGTATGACTGTATCCTATACGAGAGTCATCTGCAACATATTTCCTTACTTGTTCAAAGTCTACACCTGCTTTTTCACAGAAATCATACAACTGATTAAAATATGTAACCTTTAATGCAAGATAACTGTTACGTACATACTTGGCTATTACAAGATCTTCTGGATCTGCAATCTTTACATCAACAGTACCAAGTAAGTCTACAAAAAATCCTGACCAAAACTGTGTATTATCTCCACCAAGTAAAATTTGTTGCGTGTTTGCAAAGTCTGAGTTTGCATTTGCGGCAGTTAAAAACTCTGGACTGAATGTTATTTCCTTTTCAGGAAACGTATCTTTAAGCATACGCCAACCTTCAAGACTAATTGTGCTTTTAATTAGTATAGGAATCTCATTAGATGCTTTTTCTATTACCTGATACACATTATCCATTACACAATAACCTGCTGAACTTCTTGGTGTGCTTACACACACTATAAGTGCCTGTACTTCTTTAAAACTTGCTTTATGACCAAGTGCTGGATCGTTAATTAGCACTTCGTATTTGTCTTTCATAGATTCGGCAATGGCTTTACCGACATATCCGTATCCTGCTATTCCTATTTTCATATTTTTCTCTTTGGTATTTTACTATCTGCACTGCTTACACAACTTGGTGTAATACAAGGCATTGGCTTATCAAACAAACTGAACCCTTCAGTTAATGTTCCTAATGGTGTATCATGGCAACTGTAACTACGTTTAACTTCATTGTTTCTAATTATACAACTTTGATATCCGCTATTACATTCCCAACCTTTAAATTTATTAAAACCAAAAGCATTTAATCTTTCTGCTTGGTCAATACTGTATTCTACTCCATTAACATCTTTGAGCGATACTTGATGGACCGATTGTTCGCTTTCGGTACGCAATATTTCTTTTTGTTCCTCGGTATAACCATCAACCACAAAAGAAGCGGTAGGATCAGACTGAGGCTTAAGAGTAACGTGTAAACCCCGTTCAATAAATCTTTTACTTCTGGCATAATATTCCTCCCATAGTTCGGGTACCATAACTTGATTAATAGTTACAAGTACACCTTCGTCTTGGAGATATAAAAGTTTATCTCCGAATTCTTTTTCATTTGCAAATTCTGCATGAAAACTTGCTGTAATACTTCTTCTGTCCATAACATCTGTAACATCTAAAAACTTCTTCCACCATTTCTTTGCTGGACTACAATTACTTGTCATGTGTATGCTTAGGTATTCACTTTCATAATCTTCATAGTGATTAACTAAATCTAAAAAGCCTTTGTATGCTGTAGGCTCTCCTCCACTAAAACTAAAATGAAACTTGTCAAAGCCATTTGCTTTTGCTTGTTTCTTAATTTCATCAATAGATGTTTTATAGATTTCTAATTCCTGATAGTCTGGCTTGTCAGTGTTAGCATAAGGCCAACAGTAACTACACTTGTAATTACAAAACCTGCCGAGGATCCAACTAACGCTGAATAGATTAGTATCCAGCATTGTCTTTTGTCCAAGGCTGACAATATCCTTAAAAGGAATCTTTGTGTTCATTAAACTCCTCTTCTAAATAATCAAAATCATTTAACATTGCAAGTGCTTCTACATTGCCTCTATAGTGTTCTCCAAATTGCTTACCACATGCCGCTCCGTGCATTGCAATCTTTCCGTACTGTCTTTCAGCACCAACAGTAAGCCATGTTTCCAAACGCTTCTCTGTTTCTTCATCTACTTGTCCTGGAATAGTTTTACTTGCTAATTTTGCACATTCTCTAAATGCTCCACGCCAAGTACTCAAAGGATCAGTGTTAAATCCTGTTACGCAACTTATCTCTGGCATTGCTTTGAACTTATCACTGATACTTGTAGTCATGTCGGGCATGGAAGTGTCCATGTTCAGTGTGAGTGATCGCGGTAATAACTTTACACCTCCATACCCGTATTCCAAGTCGTTGATCGGATTTATACTTCGCCATACATGCACTGTTTCTAAATCCCACTCGGAAACCTCAAAATTAAAATCAAAGTCTGGCATTAACTCTGCATCAGCATCAATAACCCAGAACATTTTTGTAAAACATTTTTTAGCCGCGGCAATGTGTGCTTGATGTAAACCTTTAACATCTTTTACACGTTTCGCCATAGGAAACATTTGCTTAATATGTTTCCAGTTTTCATCAGCGTTTGGTTCGCCGTAACTTATGAAGACTATATCATACATTTTACTTTATCCTTTATTTGTGCGACAACTTGGTCGTGTATGCTTTCTCCGTCATGGGCCTCATCTCTTGCACGACCAGTCATCTTTGTTTTTACTGTTTGTACCATATCTTTGTCATACTTTGTTTTAAAGTCTGCTTGGAATGTCCAATTATGTACAGGCACACCAAGTGCGTTCCATATATTGTTTACACTATTTAGATGATACAAATTCTCATAATTCATTTGTCCTTGTTCATGAACCCAACGTTTGTGGTACCAAACTGAGTCCATCATTTCGTATTCTTCTTCAGTTCCGTCTGGAAGGAACATAATATTCCTATCTTCTAATCTTATTTGATTAGTAAACAATTTCTTTTCAGTGTATGCAAAACTTTTTCGTGACGATTGTGGCCATTGAATTAAGACGCATTTAGGAAGTACAAATTTGTTCTTTATGAATAATTGTGTATTTAACGCAACAATATCAGGTCCTGTACCTGCTTTGGCTAAGTTTATTACGTCTATATCATACATCTTGCTAATTTTATTACACCATATTTGTTCTTCGTATAAACCTACGCCTTCAGTATAACTGCACCCGAACACTAAAATATAATCGTTATTAAGACCCGTTAATTCTTTTGTACGATATCCAAGACTGTTAAAGTTGTATTCTAACTTATCAGCAGTATTATGATACTCCCAACCTTCTTTGTTGTACTGATTGTAGTTTTCTAAATCGTCACCACAATACCATTGTAAACTTTTACCTGCTATTTCAGGAAAATATAATAACGGATGATCCTTAGTGTAAAACATTATCTTGTGTTTCCGTATTGTATGACAAGATACTTAGAATTAGGTTTCATTTTTCTCCACGGATCAATAAACACTGAGTCTGTTGAGTATTCTAAGTATGGGGTTGGGTGTGCAAGTAAAATAATACCTCCAAGGCTTACTTGACTACTTGGCATTTCACTTGCAAGTGGATCAATGTAAATCATACTGTGTCCAAGTTCCTTAACATAGTGATCAACAAGTAGTGCATAACTTCCGTCAATGTAAGGTACGCCTGGTTTGTATGATATACCATTTAAGAAAATACTTCCGCCATATTTCTTTTTTGTTTCAACAACAAACTTTGCAAGATTTTTTGCTTGTATTTCTCTTGCTTTCATAATGTTATCAAAAATATCATATTCTAAATTTAATTCTTTTGCCATGTAACGTAAAGCAATATTATCTCTTGGGTGACAACTACCACCATCACCCATGCCTGCTGTCATATATGCAGGACTCATTATACGTTGTGTACTTTCTGCTAAGGCTTTTGTTACTACGTCAACATTAATGTTACCTTGACGTTGTGCAACATCTTGAATCATGTTAACAAAACTTAATTTAGTAGAAATAAATGTATTGTAAAACACTTTGATACATTCGCACTCGTCATATGTTCCTATAACATAGCGTGGGTCATTTTCCATAATGCTTTGATAAAATTCTTTTAATTGTTTTGCATCACCTGTTTCGCTACCATCGTCAGTTCCTATCATTACCATCTCAGGATTAATCATATCCCAACCCACAGTACCCATTGCAATTAGATATGGGTTATATACAAAACGTGTATGTGTAACACGTGGTACAAATTCTCTACGTGTTGTACCTGGTAATACTGTACTGATAAGAACAAGCAATTGATCCTTTGTCATATGCATGTCTGCTTCTTCAAGAACATCATTTACAATATCGTAATTAAAATCTTTTGGTGGTAAATGACTTGTAGGACGTTTACCGTCATAATCTTCGTGATGCGGTGTTGGTACTGCAACAAACACAATGTCTGCACCAGTTACTGCATCTTTGATTGTAGGCTTTTGTATAATTAATTCGCTGGTAATTTTAGCAGTATCATAACCAAAAACTGTATGACCTTTTTTGACTATTTCTTCTGCACATGGTATACCGAGTTTACCGACTCCTAAAAATCCTATATTCATGCGTTCTCTCCAATATTTTGATATTTTTCAGACCATACGGATAATTTAATAATTTCACTCACACTATTACTTATTAACTACGCATATAAATATGTGTATGTTTGAAACCGTGAAAGAGTTCGAAAAACGCATTGCAGAGTATTATAATGCACCATTTGCCGTTGCAACGGATAGTTGTACCCATTCTATTGAACTTTGTTTACGATATCTAAAGCCTAACCACGTAAAGATACCTACAAGAACGTATATTAGTATTCCATTTACATTAATGAAGTTAAACATTGATTGGGAGTTTGTTGATGCTTCTTGGAATGAAGAATATGTATTAGGTGGTACAAGAATTATAGACGGTGCTGTTAGTTTCAAACGTAATAGTTACATGCCTAACACCTATAAGTGTTTGAGTTTTCAACATAAGAAAATGTTAAGTTTAGGTAGAGGCGGTGCAATATTATGTCCTAATGAAACAGACTATGCAGTATTAAAAGCAATGGCACATGATGGTAGAACAGATGATAAGCCATGGGGCGAACAAGACATTCAATACATAGGATATCATTATTATATGACTCCAGAAACTGCACAACTTGGTATTGAAAAATTAGAAAACGTTACTGAACCAACAAAGGAATGGAGCAGTAATGATTATCCATATCTTCCAGACATGAAGGTTTTTAAATGAACACAAACGAATGGGGACAACTTAGAAAAGTAATTGTTGGCATTGCAGACAAAGCCAAGATACCTTATGATATAGATATTAGTTTACGTTGTGTTAATTTTGCAGATAAAAAAGACGAAACAGAAATTATCAAAGGTCCTTACCCAAGTAAAGTTATTGAAGAAGCAAATGAAGACTTAGAAACATTTGTAAAATTTTTACAAGCAGAAAGTGTAGAAGTTGTACGTCCAGAGAAAACAGATTGTCATTACTATAATTACTGTCCTCGAGACAGTGTGTTTATACATGGTAACCTAACACTTGCTACACCAATGCCTATACGTGCAAGAAAAGGCGAGTGGAGAGCATTTGAAGATCATTTAGATAACCCAAAAGAAATACGTTGCTTCAACGAAAGTCAATTATACAATAAAGAATGTATTGGCAATAAAGATATTTTAGCACTTAATGAATACAGTCCTGCTTTTGATGCCGCGAATATAATTCGTGCAAACGACCAACTGTTATACTTGGTTAGTAATAGTGCAAACAAGTTAGGTGCAAATTTATTACAAGGTGCCTTAGGTGCTACTGCTAAAGTAAACCTATTACAAAATGTTTATAGTTACATGCATATTGACAGTACTGTTGCATTTTTACGTGAAGGGTTATTACTTGTTAATCCAAGTAGAATAAAAGTAAGAGAAGATTTACCTGAGCCATTTAGAAATTGGGATATTATATGGTGTCCTGAACCTGTAGACATTGGCCACTATCCTAAATGGTGTAATGCAAGTACGTGGATTAACATGAACTTGTTTAGTGTAAATACAAAGTTAGTTGCATTAGAAGAACACCAAGAGGATCTAAGACACCTTCTTGAGCACCAAGGAATAGAGTGTGCTATGTTACCAATGCGACATCAACGTACACTTGGCGGTGGATTTCACTGCGTAACATTGGATACAAAAAGAGATGTGGACTAAAGGTAAATGTCCTGTATTATGGGACGAAGGATACAAATACTTCAATTACGTTAGACAACCTATTACAGGTGCTGAGTCTGACGCTTGGCGTAAGCAAGGCTATACGCATGAAAATACAACAGGCAAAATGTATGACAGTCGTAATACAATGCCTGACTATGCAATTCAAGTAGCACAATTACTTAATTTACATAATCCTGGTTTTGTATTTTACAAAATGGATACGTTAGATATCATGCCTACACACGTTGATCATTATAATACATATTGTAAAGTGTTTAACAAAGAACGTAACGAAGTAAGACGTGCTATTGTTTTCTTAGAAGACTGGAAACCAGGACACTACTTTGAAGTAGATAGCAAAGCATTTGTAAATTGGAAAGCAGGTGAATATGTTTTATGGCAACCTGATACTCCACATGCGGCCAGCAACATTGGAGTTGATCCAAGATACACTTTACAAATCACCGGCACTTACTGGTAATGTTCAAACAAGATATATTCTGGGGTAACCTTCCTGTAAAATCTACAAAGTTAGGTTCAATGTTTACTGAACTATTTGAACATTGGTTTCCTAAAGATCCTTTTATTATATACACAGGTACAAATAATATAGACTTTGATAAGTTTCCTCTTACTCCTAAAATGTTAAAGAAACTTAAAAAACTTAACATATATTTGTACGAACCATTAACATTATACGAAGATGGTAAAAAGCATAACAGAGATTTCTTTAGCGAATTTCAAGGCGGAGAAAAATTACGTGCTGATGAATTAGATAGTATTTTAGAATTTAGTAAAAAATTAAATGCAGAAATTACTGTATACACTTGTGATTACAATGTAAACAAACATATAGACTACTATCCGTTTGAACTTAAATGCTTTGATATATTTTTACGCAATCAATTCAACGGCGGTATTGTTAATGTTAACAACAATATTGATAAACACTTTATTTGTCCTAATTGGCGTTATAGTTTACACAGACGTTTAATAATAGAACACTTACAAGATACACCAGGTTACTATAGTTGGGCATTCAGTGATCCAGCATTAAGCATTGATACAGAATTACAAAGTGTAGACCCTGCACATAAAAAATGGCCTGTAGGACAACTAAACGGTCCAGCAAGTTTATCTGCTTACTATGAAAAAAGTTTTTGCGTTGTAGCAAACGAAACACGTTTCTATCAGCCTACAGGAAACTTTAGTGAGAAAACTGTTAACGCAATGATACATAAACGTCCTTTTGTTTGCGTTGCACCACCTTATACATTAGAATACATTCGTGAGTTAGGATTTAAAACATTTACTTGGGACGAAAGTTACGATACTGAAGAAGATCATACAAAACGTATGAACAAAATACGTTACTTGTTAGATAGCATTAAGTTATTAAGTATTGATGACTGTAAAGAAATGTTAAATGAAATGAATGCTGTGTTAACACACAATCAAATTCTTGCTTCTAAGATCTACAAGAATCATAAAATTCTTTAAGTTCCGGAAACGTTTTAACAATACTACTACCACTACGTTTATCATATTGCGTAAACCAATTATAAAAAGTTTTGTGTCCTATTGCTAACTTCTTATCATCGTAAGTAGTTGTACGCATATAGTCTACAACACGTCTAAAACGCTCATACTCCAACAAACTAAACTTATGGCGGTCATTGTCATCAACGTTGTCTCCGATGAACTGTAGGTGCCTTGTCATGTACGGAACAAACTGATCCTTAGGTAATATGTTCATGTCAAACTGTATTGGCTCTTTTAGATAAGGAGTATCAAATCTAATGTTTTGCCATTGTACACCTGCATTAGATCTTGTGTACTTCTTACGCCATTCAAGTATTTTATTAAGCAATAAATCAAAACTCGTTACAGCAAACAAGTTAAATGTAATCATAAACGTTACAGGATAACCAAGTTCTGTTAGATAGTAATCTAAATTCTTTTCCCATAGTTCAATATCTAATCCACGTCTTGTGTATTCTGCTTTAGGTCCCCAAGTATCTATGCTTGTGTATAATTTGAAACTTCTTATACAGTTCTTTGCTTTAAGTTCTTTTACACGTTCTACAAGTTTGTGTACAAGAGATTCCTTAACACCCATGTTACTGTTTACTTCAATTTGAATATGTGGTTTAGGATTTGCTTCAAGTTCGTCAAACAAACGCCAAGTACTTTTGTGCATTAAAGGTTCGCCGCCTGTAACACGTAAGATGTTTAGTGTCTTACTAACTTCTGGCCACCACTTCCACCATGCTTCTACATAAGGATTAGTTTCTTCTTCATATAATTCAAACCAATCAATGTCATTACGGTGTGCAGATACATCTGTATATGGACCTTCTTTTTTAATTTCGTTATAGTATCTACTGCTAAACTTAGGATGGCAGTAACCGCATTTAAAATTACATTCATTACTAAAATTTATTTCAATGTATTCTGGATTAATATTATAATCCCATGGATTACTTTTTATTTCTTCAATACGTTTAGGTGTGTATATACTTGCTGTTTTAATATGCCTATCACTAATATAGTCTTTACCCATACATTCAATATTCCAACAGTATTGACAACCGCTTGGCTTTTCGCCTTCAAGCATTTGTTTACGTTCTTGTTTCTTTTGCGGTGTATTGTGTAGTTGACTTGGATTGTCAATTAATCCTTCAAGTGGAATCTTATGTGGTGCTGGGTGATAACAACTGTGTGTTTCGCCTGTTTGCAAATATATTGTTACGTGGTGCCATTTAGCCAAGCAGAAGGTAGGAGAGATCTTGTCGACCTCTGGCATTATCTGCTTTATTCTTTCTACTTCGCTCATTGAATCCAGTTAATAATTCCACGTATAGCAAGTACCAAATAAAACAGTTCCATCAATGCACGTGGTGTATCTCCGTCTTTCCAACCCATGTAAATCCAAATGCCACAACTAAAACATGCAACACTCCAACCCATAACTTGGTAGTCAGGATTACCACTACTTAAAATATAAGCAGATGCCATGGCAAGAAAAAATCCTAACCAACGCCACCCCTTGATATTTCGATAGTACCTAATTTTCATTTTCGTCTAATCACCCTATCACTATTTTTGTAAACAGTTTTAAAAAATTCACTTTGTTCATTATCATATGGATGTACTGCAAGAGGAACATCTAATTCATTTCTAATTAAAGTTCCTATATCTGTAATACGATCCACAACATTACCACTGTGAAAATC